CAGACACTGCATCAGCATTGGCTATGGCAGGTGTATTAGATTACGCTCCAGCTCTTTCAACATCATTGAATGTTGACGAAGCATCTACAACATTTGCTGGCGTTTTAAACGGTAAGTATAAAGTTTATGTTGATCCATATAGCGGCGGTAACAACCCATCTGCAAGTGGTTCACAATTCTTCGTAGTAGGTTACAAAGGTACATCAGCATTTGACGCTGGTTTATTCTACTGCCCATACGTTCCACTCCAATTGGTTAGAGCTGTTGATCCTAACACATTCCAACCAAAAATTGGCTTCAAGACACGTTATGGTATCGTAGCTAACCCATTCGTTAACTTGGATGATGGTAATACTGATAACAATGTTATCCGTCGTAACGCTAATTACTACTACCGTAAGGTTGCAGTAACTAACTTAATGTAATAATACCCGTAAGGGAACTACATTAGTAAAGAGGGACCGAAAGGTCCCTTTTTATTGCTTATAAATAGTATATAACATTAAGGAAATTATTATGTCTAATCCAAACTGTCCTATACCAAATAACATTAATCCTTTATCCCCTACCGGGTTTAGATTATCAATCATGAAGTTGCCTGAACTGACATACTTTTGTCAAGAAGCAAATTTGCCTGAACTTGAACTACCAGCAATAATGATGGCAACACCGTTCTCTACCTCTGCTGTTCCTGGTGACATGTTACATTTTGGTGATCTAGTTGTTCAATTTATAGTAGATGAAAATCTTTCGAATTACAAAGGGGTGTTTAACTGGTTAATTGGTCTTGGGTTCCCAGAAAACTATACTCAATATCAAAATCTAATAGCAACTGATCCTAGGGCGCTAAACACTAGATTTGGCCAAATGCCTCAAAATTATTCTGATGGTACACTAGAGATATTAGGAAGTAATAATCTTGCAAGTCAAACTATATTGTTTAGGGACTTACATCCAACATCCGTATCATCTTTACCATTCCAAGCAAATGCTACTGATGTTAACTATCTTATTGGTACAGCTACATTTAGATATACATACTATGACTTTGTAGACCCTAATTCTACATCAAGCGCGGTGGGAGCAGCAAACTAAAGCATGTACTTTAATTAATTATTGTGTTATAATGTAATTTTAAATGGTGTGGGTATGTTATGAATATTGAAGAGATACAACAGATGTGGGAGCAAGACAGCGTCATCGATGATAATCATCTAGGTGAAGCATCGACTGAAACTGCTAAGGTCCATTCAAAATATATCAAGCTTATGGTAGGCGTCAAGCTCAAGCTAACAAAAGCAAGAGGAGACTATAATATCCTACGTAAGAATAAGTTTAGATATTATCGTGGTGAACTATCAAGAGAAGAGCTAGCAGAATTAGGCTGGCAACCTTATCAACTAATCAAGCCTCTTAAGAATGAGATGGACGAGTTCCTTCAAGGTGATCAAGATCTAATAGCCTTAAATACTAAGATAGAATACCTTGAAACTATGGGTTATCTACTCGAAGGTATATTAGGACAAATCAAAGCAAGAGACTGGCAACTTAAAAATGGTATTGAGTGGAAGAAGTTCCTTGCAGGAATGTAATGAAATTAACTATTGAAAAAATTAATGAAGTAAATATTCGTGTTTACGGTGATGCTGGATGTGAACAAGAACTAGAGAACTTCTTTACATATGAAGTGCCTGGAGCAAGGTTCACTCCTAAGTTTAAAGCCCGTTTATGGGATGGTAAGGTTCGACTGTATTCATTAATCAAGAAAACTTTATATGCTGGTCTATATCAATATGTCTTAGAGTTTGCTCAACGTAATAACTATGAGTTAACATTCAATCCTACCGATGATTACCCAAAGCCTCTTGATCTACACAATTATTCAACAGAACAAGTAAGTAAGTTCATATACGATTTAGATCTATACGGTCGAGGTGAACCGATAGAACCTCGTGATTATCAAATATCTGCAGTACAAACAGCATTAAACCTTAATCGTACAGTATTACTATCGCCTACTGCGTCAGGTAAATCCTTCATGATCTATTGTCTGATGAGATGGCACCTTGAAGAGGACCGTAAGACAATTATCGTTGTGCCTACAACATCATTAGTAGAACAGATGTATTCGGACTTCGAAGACTACTCATCACACAATGGTTGGTCAGTTGGCGATAACTGTCAAAAACTATATTCAGGTTTCACACGTGAGTTTACTAAGAACGTATTAATCACTACATGGCAATCCATCTACACACAACCTAAACAATGGTTTGCAAACTTTGATGTTATAGTTGGAGACGAAGCTCATCAATTTAAAGCGACATCTCTTATTACAATCATGGAACGTATGCAGCATGTTAAGTATCGTATTGGTACTACAGGAACCATAGATAATAAGAAGATCAATCAACTAACGTTAGAAGGATTATTTGGCCCAGTCCATAGAGTTACGACTACAAAAGAACTTATGGATGATGGTAAAGTGGTACAAATTGATATTAATTGTGTGCTATTAAAATACAAAGATGAGATACGCAAAGCATGCAAAGAACACACATATCAAGACGAGATGGAATTCCTAGTATTAAATGAAGCACGAAATAAATTTATCCGCAACCTTGCGTTATCATGTAAAGGTAATACGTTAGTGCTATTTCAATTCGTAGAGAAACATGGAATCCCATTATATGAAGCTATTAAGGCTAAGGCTCCAGATAAGAACGTATACATCGTTCATGGAGAGGTGAAGACCCTTGATCGCGAAGATATCCGTAAGAATACTGAGCTTGATGATAATACAATCATCGTAGCCTCTTATGCCACATTCTCCACTGGTATAAATATACCTAGTATAGAGAATATTATCTTTGCTAGCCCTACTAAGTCTAAGATCAGAAACCTACAATCTATCGGTCGTGGTCTAAGATTAAAAGATGGTAAGACTCACCTTAAACTATATGATGTTGCTGATGATATCCAATATAAATCAAGAAAGAACCACACTTTGAACCACTTTGTTGAGCGGATTAAGATATATTCAGAAGAGAAGTTTGACTATAAAGTCCACGAGGTACAACTATGACAGTTGATTTAGATAAGTACGTAGTAGTTAAATTAATATCAGGAGAAGAGATCATTGGCCAAATGGTCAAAGAAGATGACTATGATATTAAGATCCAATTCCCTATGGTGGTAAAACATATTAGTCGTGTATTAGGTGGATACCCTGTAGAATCTATAGTCCTTGGAACTTATAGTCATTTCTGTGCAGATGACGAATTCACATTCAACAAACAACACATCATTGTCCTTAAAGATCTAGATCCCCGATACGTGGAAGAGTACCATAGATCAGTCGACGACTTCTTAGGTCAAGCCCAAACCCCTCCACCTTATGACCCGAATGAATTGAAAGAACTATCAGATAAGCTTAAGACTATGTTTAGAGATCATATAGATGAAGATGATTTACCAGAAACGTTATCAATTAACATCGATGGTAATAAAACATTACATTAACCACTTGAAAGACCCCATACAGTCATAGTACTACGATGTACAATTAAAGTACAATTATTTTTATCATGAAACATACCATTCACGAGATATTCCCCACACCAGTCTATGTTAGTTCATTAGGTAGACTCTTTACACAAGACGAGTTAAAGTTTTTAGATGTTGGTCTTGAGATGTATACTAAGAACTATGGTAACTATGTCAGCTATGATAAACAAGTCTTAGAGGAACTTCCTGACCTAAGGGATGAAATATTAACTCATGTCGATACCTATATAACAGAAGTCATTGATCCAAAGTATAAGTTAACTCCATATATAACACAATCATGGTTAAACATAACCCAAAAGAACCAATCTCATCATAAACACAACCATATGAATAGTCTTATATCAGGAGTCATCTACATAAAAGCAGAATCAGATTCAATAAATTTTTATACTGAACCTGAACACATATTAAGTATAAACTCTAATGCTTATAATAAGTTTAATACCTTGCATTCTACATTTAAAGTATCTACTGGAGATATAATATTATTTCCATCTACGATGATGCATTCAGTACCAGTAAAGTCCGATGATAATAAACGCATAAGTTTGGCTTTTAATATATTTGTTAGAGGTAATGTAGGAGAGTATGAAGAATCTACAGAACTAATGTTAAAATAATTTTACTTTATACCGATTATGTAGTACAATGGTTTTATATTAATAAAGGTGAATTGAATGGCTGAAAAGAAACCCGTGCACTACGTAAATAATCCCGACTTTCTAGATGCGGTTAAGAAGTACAAGAAGCAGTGTGCTGAAGCTGAGGCGTGTGGAGATCCTAAACCACAACTATCAAATTATCTTGGCGAATGCATACTTAAGATAGCGACTAAGCTAGCTAATCGTCCAAACTTTATAAACTATTCTTATAAAGATGACATGATCCTCGACGGCATCGAGAATTGTATCATGTACTTTGATAACTTTGATCCAGAAAAATCATCTAATCCATTCGCATACTTTACCCAGATCATCTACTATGCATTCCTTCGTCGTATAGAAAAAGAGAAGAAGCAATCATACATTCGCGGTAAACTAATAAGAGATGTTACAGTAGAATCGTTTGAGACACAAGGTTCTGATAATGATGAAGACTTCCAAAATTCTTACATCGGATTCATGCAACAACATGGAACATTTGATGATGGTTTTGAAGAGAGACAAAAGAAAAAGAAGAAGAAAAAGAAAGATGATACAGTGACGTTAGATACTTTTATTGAGGATGAATTTAGTGAGTAAGATAGTTGTTCTTGGTGATACACATTTTGGAGTAAGAGGTGATTCGTTAAAGTTTCACAAATACTATGAGAGGTTCTATGAAGAATTTTTGTTTCCGTATATGGAAAAGCATAACATCAAAGGTATCTATCAGCTTGGCGATCTATTTGATCGTCGTAAGTTTGTTAACTTCAATACGTTGGCTGAGTGCAAACGCTACTTCTTTGATCAACTAAAAGCAAAAGGCATCCAACTAATAACTCTATTAGGTAATCATGATATATTTTGGAAAGAATCATTAGAAGTCAATGCACAATCATTAATATTAGGTGAGTACGATAATATCATAGTGATTGATAAACCAACCCGTATGCATGAAGATAATGCAA